TCAGGTTCTGTCGGATTCTAAGCTGGCTTTTGATGACATCTCAGCCCGCCAAGTATGCTCAGCTTTAGCGCCCGCATTTGGATCTGCGAACGGCATCCACCTCCCATATACCCTAGCAATCATGGTCCAGTCACTATGCCCCATTTGCTTCGCGACCCACATAGGATGCTCTCCAGCGGAAAGCATCATCGACGCGTAGGTATGCCGAGTCTGATACGGCCGACGATAACGCACGCCTGCCTTTTTCATCGCCGGAACCCACATCGTCTTACGGATCGGCCCGTCGCCGGTCCAACGTTCAAGCGTGCGAGGGTTCTGAAACACTTCGGCATCCGCCAAGAAGGTGTGCGCCTTCTGTGCTTTCAACGCTTCCATTGCGGGTCTCAGCAGCTTCACAGCTCTGCGTCCGGCCGCTGTCTTAGTCACCTCTGCCTGACCCTTTGCTGCTTGCGTCATAGCCCGGCTGACCATGACTTCCTCGCGCAACCAGTCAATATCCCCCCAGTCCAGTGCAACGAGCTCGCTCGTGCGCAAGCCAGTCCATAGGGCGAATTGCATCATATTGCGTGCCTGACCATTGAGCGCCGCCAGCACGACTTGCTGCTCTTCCGGGCTGAACGGATCTACGTCATCCTCCTTGGTCGGCGCTTCTTTGCGCGAATATGTCCACCCTGCCAGCGGATTCACATCGATCAACTCTTCTTCGGCGGCGTCGTTAAGCGCCGATCTGAGGCAACTCTGGATATTGCTTAAGGTCTTGTTGCTGACTTCCAGGGTGCTCAGCCAGTCGCGCACGTCTTTCCGTTTCAGCTCGACCACCATTCGTTCGCCCAAGGCCGGCACCAGGCGTAGCTCCACGATCTTGCGATAGCCGTCGAACGTGCTGGTCGATACGTGCCGCTTCTTTACGTCCAGCCAGCGAGCTAGGAAGCCTGCCACTGTTTCCCGGTTTGCCTCTGGCGCAAACTTCGCGGCCCTGGGCGAGCCGGGAAACGTCACCGAGTAGTCAAACGCACCGATCGATATCGCATGCTCGATCGCTGCCTTGTGCTGCTCGGCCTTCTTCAGATTAGTGGGGGAGGGCTTGAGCGTGATGCGCTCGCGGCACCGGACGCCCCGATACATGAACGTGATTTCGATGCTCGTATCGGAGACCGCCCGAACTCCCCGCCCGTCTCTACCCATGACTCGTACCCTTCCATGTCGATGAGCGTCCGGCCATCCGGAGCCCTGTACCAGATCTCGCCGAGCCGCCAAATTCCATCACGGATTTTCGAGCGGATAGCGTCCTCGCTGTAGCCAGACTCGCTGGCGAATTTCCTGATGGTCATGTAGCGCATTGGTTGCTACTCCTGCCACGTCAGGGTTGGAGCTGCGGGCGAAACTGACGCGTCAGCCTTCATCGTCGCGCCCCCCCGATTCAGCGACGGTGCGCAGCTTGAGTGCGATCCCGCAGGAGTTGGCCAGACCGGTGAGTTGGCCAACTGTGGTGGCTGGGTCTTGGAGGGCCTGACCGAACCGAATCAGGCGCTCGCCCAGGCTCTCGAACTCGGTGCGTAGATGGAGCTGGGTGCCTTGGCTTAGAGTGCTCATGCCTGCTGCTCCTGGCTCGCCTTCGCAGCTTCGTGCGCTGCAGCCTTGGCCAGCGCATCAAGCAAGAGCTCTTGCCGCTCCTGGCCATGCAGGTACAGGCGAAGGGCACGGATCACGACGGTGTTCATGCTGGTGTCGCTTGATGCCGCTGCGCGCTCGACCTCGCTTCGCATGTCGCCCGAGAAGCGCACAACAAACTTGTCTGCACCGCGGCTACCACCTTCATACCGCTGCATGGCGATTACTCCCGGTGCGAGGGCTGGCCAACTTGGCAGTGCGGATTTCGGAGCGGTCGACTGCCAGCTCTGTCGGCGCGTCAATGCCCAGGCGGATATTGCCGTCACGGCCGCTGACCACGGTTATTTTGATGTTGTCGCCGATGACAATTGATTCGCCGAAACGGCGGGTGAGAATCAACATAGTGCAGCTCCTTTTGGTTTTTACAGGCAAGCCGACGGCCTGCCGCGATTGTTGGCTTTCGCAAAGTCAGGTTTGTGTTATGCCGCCAGCGAGATTTCCACTCGCCTGGCAGCAATGCGGGATTCCATTTTCGATTCACTTCCGCCACTGCGTCGAACCTTCGTCATAGGTTCGCTGGCGATCGCGCCGTGGGCGGCCAGCAGGATCGCCAGCACTGCTGCCGGGGAGATGAGGCCGCGCTTAAAAGCCTCGGCTACGAGTGCTGCGCGGCGGGTTACTCCCAACTTTGTGGTCAGCGCCAGCAGGCGCTTATCGATCGTGCCCGAGGATATGCCCAGGTCGCGTGCCGCTTCCTTGCTTGTCATACCGCTGGCCACTGCCATCAAGCATTCCAGCTCACGCGGTGCTGCGCCTCGCCCGAGAAAGCCGATAAACCCTGCGAATGTGATGGTTACAGTTGTCATGGCGTGAGCTCCGTGCTGTTCGTGATTGGCAAAATATACAACCATAAACTTAATTCTACAATAAAAAGTTGTAGATTTTCTTTCGGATAGAAAAAAGCCCGCGGAAGGGCGGGCTGGTTTTGGTCAATGGTAGGGGCTATAGGAATACAGAATTGGGCATTTTACCGTCCACCACGGTGCCAACGACTTCCCATTCGTTGTCCATCGGTATGGTGGGGAAAGATGGGTTCAGGGGTTTCAGATAGAACCTGCCTGCATCTCGAATGAACTGTTTGAAGGTGGCTTCATTCGAACCAGTCATCCGCGCGATTACGAACTGGCCAGATCGAGGCTCTATTTCCGGTGCCACGAGGATTAAAAAGCCTTCGGGGAATGAGTTTCCCGATTGGCTGGTCATGGAGTTGCCCACCACGCGTAGCCAAAAACCTTCGTTTCCTGCCCACACGTCAGAGCGGTGGACTGGGGCGCCTGTAGTATTGGAGATTTCCATCACTTCCGTTGCGGCACCCGCTTGCACCCAGCTTATTTCAGGATATTCGAAGTAGCGGATAGGCGAGAGTGCTTGTTGAACGTTCGAATCACCATCGTCAAGGCGAGCACTTCTTCCTTCTTCACCTAGAAGCCATGAAGCGCTGACGCCGAGCACGTCGCCAATCTCCTTCAGCTTTTTGTGCCTGGGAGTATTCCGATCTGACTCCCATGCTTGCACTGATTGAGGAGTCACCCCAAGGCGCCGAGCAAGCTCGGACTGATTGATGCCCACCTGTTCGCGGGCACGCGTTATGAGCTGACCGGTCGTTCTCTTTTTCATGCCCACAAAATACAACTTTGTATTGTATTTATCATTGCTATTCTCAGTTTCAGGTCGTAGGCTTATTGGTAATTAAAAGTTGTAGGTGTGGTCATGAAAGCAGCATCACCGATCTTGCGAGCGGTTAAGGCGGTTGGTAGCCAGGTATCAATGGCGAAACTCCTCGGATGTACAGCTCAGAACGTTCAGAAAATGTGTGCCACAGGCAAGGTCCCCGGTAAGCACGTCCTGAAAATTGAAGCGGTGTCCGGTGTTCATCGCAGTGAGCTGAACCCCGATCTGTATCCCGAGGCATCCCCAACCGTGAATACAAATCTACGCCCAATCTCACCGGCCGATCAGTGCGATGACGCTGCTGGTAATTCATCCAGTAGCCAGCAAGCGCTCCCGTGACCACCCGCCAATCAAAATTTTTGCTGTCTGGCTGACTTTCCTCCAGGCAACAAAAAGCCCGCTTCGTAGGCGGGCCCTTTAGCCACTCCTTGCCGGGAGTGTTTAGAAACTACTTCGTCTAGGGGACGATTTCATGCACCCGAAAAATACCACCGGTTCAACCCCGCTGCAAGCAACCCTTATCACCAAAGCCATTGAATTTGGCGAAACGCCGATTGCGAACCATGGCGAATGCCTCTTTCAGACAGTACCTGAAATGGCGGTTGAGGATGCGCTGCAGAAAGCCCGTACCTTGTCTTTAGGGCTTTCCCAGATATGCGAGGACATGCGCGAGTCAATCAATTACGGGAATCTGGTTCACTGCGATGGCATGGCGGTGCTTGGTTTTGTGGCTGAGGCGATCCATGCGCTTGTCTGCTCAACCCAGGATGGCATCACCGTCCCAGAGCAACATGGGGCAGGCCTATGAGCATTCCCTCCATTGGTGAGTTGATCTTGGATGTAGATCAAGCTTTCCCTGCCGAGTCCTCAGGAATCGGATTGACTTCTCACCAAATAACCCAGCTCAAACGCATCCGGCAAGCATCAGGAGAGACTGCGAATGTCCTGATCACCGGCATTGAGGCGATCGGCGAAATGATGGGGCTGGCTGAAGGTGGCGAAATGTCCACTGAGTCCGTTGTGGGTATCGGCTGGCTTCTCAAAGAGCTGGCAGGCTTAACCCGCAGGCTGCAAGAGGAGCGCAACGCCGCAGGCCACAAGCTGGAAAACATGAGTTCCGCGCGACAAAACGGCACATCTTTAAATCGTGGCGCGAGTGATGGGAGTGCCCAATGAGCAATCCAGAGCATTACAGCTACGTCGCCAAGCGGATCGCCGAATCCCTGGACACTATCGGGATTCTTTCTGAAGTGCTGGCAGAAAACACCGTTGCCCGCGAAGGCTCCGACGAAGGCGAAAGCGACGAGCAGCTGAGTTGCAGATGCGAGGCCGGTGTGCAGGCCGCTATCCGTCTTATTGCGATGGCTGCATATACCGACCTTCAGTCGATAGCCCACGGGTTGGGGATACCAGAATGAGCCTGATAACCAGTACCTCCCCGACAATGTCATCCCTAGAGATTGCCGGTCTGGTCCGCTCCCGGCATGACAAGGTCAAGCAGTCGATTGAACGCCTTGTTGAGCGCGGCACGATATCCCAACCCCCAGTGGGGGATGGGCCAAGGTCGGCCAACGGCGTCGTGGTTCAGGAGTACCACGTTTGCAAGCGCGACAGTTTCATCGTGGTGGCACAGCTCAGTCCTGAGTTCACCGCGGCACTGGTCGACCGCTGGCAAGAGCTGGAGGACCAATCCGCCCGCCCGATGACCCAGGCCGAAATCACGGCGGCGAACGCAAACCACTTGGTGGAAATGGAACGCCAGCAGCGTGAACAGCAGGTGGCTATCGACCGGATCGAGCGCCGGGTTGAGGTGATCGCCGAACAGCGCGTTTGGGATCACTGCCCGCAAAACTGCATTCCCCTCGGTCGCATTCAGGCGGAAATGAACAAGACCTATGGCCTGTCCGGGCCGATGGTGTCGTTCGTGCTGCGCCAGTGGCCGAACCAGCCCAATCACGCAGGCATGGTCCGTAACGGCCACGAGGAAGCGAAGGGCAGCCAGTACATCGTCTGGTCAAAGAGCCTCGTTACCGCCGCGTTCAAGCGTTTTATTTCTGAGTGCCAGATGGTCAGCGCCACTCAGGCCACACACCCCTATTTTGAAGGCCGGTTTCGACTGGTGCATAAGGTTAAGTCATGAGCAAAAAGCCGTCCCATCAACAGCTTGTTGAGCGCGTGGCTGCTCTGACCGTTGACTGGTACCGCGCGCAGGTGCTCGTCCGAGACGTGCGGCAGCTGCTCAATAACGAGTATCAGCAGTACTTCGCAGTACACGGTGAGCCCGAGCCGAACTTTCGCCGAATCAACCCTAACGACCCGGCCTACACGCCAGTTATCAATTTCACGAATCAAACATATGTGCAGTTGCAAAAGGCCAAGCAAGCGAAGGGCAGCGCGAAGCGCCGTATGGAGACCGCTGTGCGCGCTCTGATGGCGTATCGCGGCGAGGTCATCGAAGCGCCAAGGCTTGCCGCTGTGCGTCGTGCCAATGCCTCGGGGGAGACACTGCAATGAGCATGGAACTGATGGTCAAGGCCATGAAGACCAAGGTCGGCAATCCTCTGCGCAAGCTGGTGCTGGTCAAGCTGGCCGACAATGCTAGTGATCAGGGCGAGTGCTGGCCGTCGTACCAGCACATCGCAGACCAGTGCGAGATCGGTCGTTCAACGGTGAAGCTGCATGTTCGCGAGTTGGAAAAGGCCGGTTTTCTGCGCCGAGAGTACCGCCGGAAAGGTGAGCTTAATCAGTCCAACCTTTTTCACTTGTCGCTTGATGGTGGGTCACCACCTGCCCTACCGAGTGGGGCAGGAGATAACCCACCTGGGGCAAGAGATAACCCAGGGGGTGGGGCAGGAGCTGCCCCCAGAACCAATCACTCTTCTGAACCAGTCAATGAACCTAAACCTATGTGCAAAACAGGCAAGGTGAAAGGGTTTGATCAGTTCTGGAAGCTGTACCCGCGGAAAGTTGGAAAGGACAAGGCATCGAAGGCGTGGCAGAAGCTCCAGATGACCGAGGCACTGTATGACCTGATCGTCTCGGCGCTTGCCAAGCATGTGGCGACACCTGGCTGGACGAAGGATAACGGCCAGTTCATCCCGCACGCCGCTACCTGGCTGAATGGCAAGCGCTGGGAGGATGAAGTTGAACCGGCCGGCAAGACCGGTTCAGGCTCCCGTCACACCGATCTCGATCAGGTGGACCATACCGAAGGGCTGGAAATGGACGCCAACGGTAACTACCGAATTGCGGGAGATGGCCAATGACCACTCAACCGCGCTACACGGTCGACACCCGCCCTGGCGTTTGTTCGATACACGGCCAGTACACCAACGCACTGGTAGAGCAGTTCGGTGCGGACCCTATCTGGTACGGCTGTACGCGCTGCGAGTTCGATAACCGCCACTCTGCTGACATCAGTGTCCGGTCCGGCGGCGTGCTGATACACACTGACCGTCTGTTGAACGCTCGCCTGCTTGATACATGCATACCGGCCCGCTTCCAGCAAGCAACCATTGAAAACTGGAAGGCTGGGGATGACGACGCCAAAGCTAGGGCATGGAGCGTCGCCACGAGCTTCGTGGAGTCCTTCGCCGAAAACTATCAGGCCGGCCGCTGCGTGATGTTGCTGGGGCAGGTTGGTACCGGCAAGACTCATCTTGCGACCGCCATGCTTCAGCAGGTCATCCGGTACTTCGGCAATCAGGGCGTGACCGGGCTGTACGTAACAGCTGGCGGCATCATCCGCAGCGTGAAAGAGACGTTCGGCTCGCAGGCCAAAACCGAGTCGCAGGTCTACGCCGATCTGATCGGACCGCATCTGCTGGTTATCGACGAAGTGGGCCTGCAGAACGGCACCGACTTCGAGCGCCAGGTGCTGTTCGAGGTGATCAACGGGCGTTACGAGCAGCTCAAGCCGACGATTGTCGTCAGCAATCTGAGCATCACCGATTTGAAAGTGAGCATGGGTGATCGCGCCGTGGATCGGCTGCGTGACCGTGGCGGGATGGTGTGCGTGTTCCGATGGCCCTCCGCGCGAGGTGCCGCATGAGTCGCGAACTTTACAGCCTTGAGGCCGAGCATGGCCTTCTGGGCGCACTGCTACTTGACGCTTCACTGTTCGACGCCATCACCGCACGCATCACAACGGCCGACTTCGCCTATGACGACAACGCTGCAATGTATCAGGCAATCATCGATACACACGCCACCGGCCAGCCTGTCGACGTGGTGACGGTGGGGTTTGCATACCCAGACCTCCCGAGCGGGGAGCGGACCCTGGCCTACGCGTCAGAAATCGCTAAGAACATCCCCAGCACGGCCAACTGGGCCGGATATCAACGCATCGTGCTGGAGCGTTCCGCGTTGCGCAGAGTGGTTGAGGCGGCGGAGGTGATCAAGGATTCGGCCAGTGAAAGCTTACCAGTCGCTGACATCATCGCGCTGGCTCAGCAGGCAACGGCGGACTTGCGCGACCTGGGCGCACCCGACCGGAAGGATTACTACAAGTACAGCGAGGTCTTGCCGGGCGTAATCGACGGCATTGACAGTCGGTTCAACGGAGCCGCGCAGCTCGGACATGAAACCGGGCTCAAGGATCTTGATGAGCTGATCCGAGGACTTCGCAAAAAGAACATGATCGTGATAGCAGGCCTGCCGGGGTCAGGGAAAACCTCGCTGGGCGTGCAGATCGCTCAGAAAATTGCATGCACTGACAACGGTGTCGGGCTCATCGTCTCGATGGAAATGACGAAAGAGGAGCTGGTCACGCGTGGTCTCGCATCAGTTGGCGGCATAAGCCTGACCCGTATCGATCAGGGGCACACGCTTCAGGATGACGACTGGCCCCGTCTCACCAGCGCTGTGAACGTGCTGCAGAACTCCAAGCTGTTCGTCTGCGATGAGGAAGGCATGACTGCTGCCCGTATTCGGTCAACCGCCAGGCAGGTGCAGCGAAAGGAAGGGCTAAGCATCGTGGTGGTGGATTACATCGGCCTGATCGCCGCCGAGGGCGCTGGTCAGAACCGAACGCTCGAGCTTGGCAAGATATCCACTGCGCTGAAGAACATGGCCAAGGAGTTGGAAGTGCCAGTCATCGTGCTTGCTCAGCTCAACCGTGGATCAACCAACCGCACGGACAAGAAGCCACGCCCAAGCGACCTGCGCGACTCGGGGCAGATTGAGGCCGACGCCGACGTTGTGATCCTCGTTCATCGGGACCCAGACAGCGAGGAAGGCCAGAACGGCGTCACTGAGCTGATCGTGGGCAAGTGCCGCCACGCCAAAACAGGGTCATGCATGGTCCAGCAGCAGGGGCAGTACGTGCGCTTCGTAGACTTCGCCGGTAATTCCTATGCAACGGATGAAGAGGTCGAAATAGGCCGCGCCTTCGCGAGCCGTGGGTACCGGGGGAGGGCAGGCAATGAATGACCTGGTGAAGACTCTCACGGTGATCATGACAGACGCAGAGATACGTCGGCATGCCTCGCGCCTGCACGTGCGTGCGCTGCGCGATGCACGTCACCCTGAGCTGCACTTCCGTTATTCCACCGTCGACCGAGCCAAAGGCTCCTGGCATGTGGTGGTGCGCGGTAAGTGGGGCAAGGCCGGCAACTATCCCGGCATCAACGCCAAGCTGATGCAGTCCACGCTGCCGAGCATTCTTGCACGCCGATCTGCGGACCCGGCGGCAAACTCGGTCACTACCAACTGGGCCACGGTGGGCGACGTGCTGACCTGGTACGCCGACCGCATGAGCCGCGACCGTGGGTTGTCAGCCAAGCGCAAGGCCAGCGCCCAGTCAGCGCTACGCCGCCATCTGGTGCCCCGACTCCAGGATGTGGAGCTTGAAGCCCTGACCAGCCCTGCGTTGGACAGGTTGCTGATGTGGCCCCTGCAGGAGCGGTACGAGCTGTCTTTCGTGCGCTCGGTGTACGGCGTGCTGGCCGTGGCGTTCCGTCAGGCAACCCGGTTGGCGCTGCTGGTCTCCAATCCGATGGACAGCTTCAAGTACACAGACTTCGTACAGACGCGGATTCGGCCCAAAGCTGCCCGGTTGCGCAGTGATGATCTGCCGCCTTTGCTGCTGGACCTGGCCGAACGTATCGAACGGGCACCGCTGGAATCCATGCTCGCGCTGATGATGCTGTGCCACGGCACCCGCCTGGGTGAGACGCGGTTGGCGCGCTGGAAAAACGTGAACCTCACGACCCGGCAGTGGTTCATCCCGGCTGCGAACACCAAGACCAAGGCGGAGCACACGCTGCCACTGACACCGCAGGCGTGCGCGCTGATCGAGCGTTACCGGAGCCTGCAACAAGCCAGCGGGTATCAGGGGCCGTTTCTGTTCCCTGGCCGCTCCGGTGCAGCCATCAGCGCAACGCTGGCCAGCACCCTGTTCTCTGGTTTGGCCAAGGGTGAGTGGTCCAGCCATGACTTGCGCAAGGTGGCTCGTACAGCGTGGGCCGATCTGGGAGTGGACTACATGGTCGGCGAGATGTTGCTCAACCACGCCATGAAAGACCTCGACGCGACTTACATCCATACCGCCGCCGAGGGCCTGAAACGCCAGGCGCTGGAGGCATGGCACAACTACCTCGAACAGCATGGGCTGACCCCTTTGCTCGGTGAGACATATGCAGGACACGAAAACATGAAACCTACCCCAAAGGCCACGGATATTAAGGCGTTCAGCGATTCTCAGTATCCATCCCAAGGGAGGAAGCATAACGAAAAAGCGACCGCCCAGACCCCAATCGGAGGTGGCGATGAGTAAGCAAGCGATAGCAGCACCCCGCAGAATGCTGGCTGACTTCTCTCCAGCCGTTTACCAGAGCGTGATGTCGGCAATCGTTCGCGTGCTGGCCACTGACAACATCGACAACAGCGCCAAGCAGAGCTGGCAGAAGCTGATCGACTCAGGCGGGAGGACGGGCGGTTCACGGGCTCTGCTCTCTGCGCGCGACCAGTTTGATTACGACTGTTGCCTGCACGCGTTGCTGCACCGGGAGTTGAGCAAGGCCCATTGGGATCTTCTGGTGGGCAAGTTCTCTACCAGCAAGGGCAATCGGGTTGGTGCGATATCCAGGACGGTCTACCGCATCAGCTCACCAGCGCCTGCCCTGTTCGTCTACAAGGCCACCACTGTGTGGTTTATCCCCAAGATGAAGGGCGTACAGGGCAAGCGATCCAGTGACGTCGCAATTCTTCCAGCAGAGTTCTACGACATGAACACATGGGATACGGAAGCCAGGCCAGCATCAACGCGAGGCCGCTGGAGGCTCGGGATTCATAAGTGCTTGGAGGCGATGCAGGAGGGGGCGGTGGTCCATGTGACGGAGATTCTGGACCGCGAACAGCTGTTGTGTGATGGCGCTTGACAATCATGGGCAAATGGTTGAAATTGCCCCACATCATCTGATCCCTGCGCGTTAACGGGATTGGAACAAAAGCCCGGCCATTGAGTCGGGCTTTTTGTTTGGGTTCGGGGTTGACACATAAGGCGGTTATCGACGAGAGTCAATTTTTGAATAGTTGATAGGTCAAGGAATGAAAAAAGTTCTCGCGCTAGCCGGGCTTCTGTTATCAGCAACTGTATTCGCAAATGACAAGGTAGAAGTTCAAAACATTCAAGTGGTGAATATTCCAGGTGGAAGTAGCATTCAGGGTATTGCCCACAACAATACTAATGCCACCCTCAAAAATATTTTTGTGAATTTCAAACTGTACGATAAGCAAGGAAACGTAGTCGGCAATACGCTTGCTCACGGACAAGACATCGGCCCAGGCGAAAACTTCAAGTTTGCAGCAGATACGAATAAAAGCTTCGCCGAGGCACGCTTAAGCGGCGTAGACGTCTACTAGAAATACTTTGTGGATTATTCAGACCCCAGCCAAGTGCTGGGGTTTTTCGTTTCTGGAGGAAGCTATGGCGTTGACCATTGATGAACAAATTGCTCAGTTGCAAGCGATCCGGGATGAGCGCGGTGGCGACGTGCTCGTGATTGGTGTTGCTGATTCGCCCACCGCTGAATACCGGCTTGGCGCTGAAGGTCGTGAAGAGGTTTTCGCTATTCGTTGTCATGCTGAATAGCAGTGACTGGCCATTGTACTAGTTTTGTGTTATAGACCAAATTCAGGTTGGGCCTTCGGGCAGAGCCTGGACGCGGTATAGCCGGTAGTCACGCGTTTCGAAAGAACACCGGCAGCCAGTGAGCTCTAGCTCCGTCACACTGGGGTAGTGCTGGCGGACTGATGGAAAGACATCAAACCCATTCCAAGGCTCGCCATATCGGCGGGCCTTTTTTATTTCTGGAGGCCATTTATGCAAGTACGAGTACTTGATGAACACGGTGAAGTGATCTGGTCTCAAGGCGAAAATAGCGGCATGACATTTCTGTCGCACCGCGAAGACGGAACAATTCATCGGATCATCGCCGCTCTTGAGTCAGCTCTGGCCGAGGCCTGTGACGAGGCCCTGCGCCCAATCAGTGAATCGTCAGCTCCTTGTTGATGTTGGCCATCACCATCTGATAGATACCAGGACTCTTCAAAAAAGGATGCCATTGCTGTGGGCCTCTGAACTTCACATATCTGCCAGATTTCCAGATCAGCACGACCAAACCTCTTAGCCCAGCCGATGATGCGGCAATCTGAAATGCCTCCATCGCATCAGCCTGTTGCCCACTAGTTTTGCTATCGAAGGATGAGTCGAGCGGGATAATGATCATGTCATTACCCTGCTCGTGGATGTGCGCGACTTTATACTTTGCCATTTTTGATCCTTCAGTTAATGGTACTGCGTTCATGACAGCAATTCGAAAGTAGCACATAGCCATCCGCCCGCCACTGAGCGGGCTTTTTTATTCATGCTCCCCCGAAAGGGAGGACTGCCGGATGTCCAAGAACATGCCTGAAAAAAACCCCTATTTCTGGGCCCAGGTGTGGATGGCGCTATCGAATCCACTATGGCAGGGCGCGATCATGGCCATCATCGTCTCTCTACTGCGAGTCCTCTACGACGCCAAGGAAACCAGCAAGCGCCGGATTTTCTTTGAAGCGTTGATCTGCGGTGCGTTGAGCCTGGTTGCGTCCAGCCTGATCGAGTGGATGGCCTGGCCGCCCAGCCTTTCAGTCGCTGCCGGTGGCACCATCGGCTTTCTCGGCGTAACAGCCATTCGCGAGCTGGTGACCCGGTTCATTGGCCGCAAGGTGGATTCCGTATGAAGGCTCTCGCCGCTGCAATCATCATCGGTTTGGTGGGCCTACTGCTGGTCGGTATCCAGCAGTACCGCGTCATCGCGCTGGAAGGGCAGGTGACGCTGCAAACGAAGACCGCCAAGGATGCGACGGACGCCAACACCGAAAGCCAGAGGACAATTACCACGCTCCAGGCTGAGGCCAAGCGCAATGCCAACTACCTGGCCGATCTGCAGCAGCGCCTCAAGGCCAGCGAAGACAAGGCCCGACAAGCGAGGAAAGACTTTGAAGACCTCAAGCGTAAGAGCCCGGCTGTTCGTAAGTGGGCTGATCAGCCTTTGCCTGACGGCCTGCGCGGCAAGCCCGCGACCAGTGGTGGTAAAGACATCAGCGGTAAGTCTGGAAGCCCCGGTAATGGTGCCGTGCGAACGGGTCAGTGATAGCGACGAAGACCTGGCGCTGAACGGTGACCTCTGGGCCTTGAAGGACCGAGCCGTCAACCTGCTGGACACGTGCGCCGATCAGGTCGACGCGCAGATCAAACGCAGCCAGAGCAAGTAGTCCATGGCAAGACTCAAGACGCTCGGCAACCGCGTAGCAACTCAAGGCGATCGGGTAAACACCGCACCGCCAGCTACTTGGCGAGCGGGCAAGACTACGGCGAACCAGCGAGGTTACAACTACGCATGGCAGAAAGCACGGTTGGTTCACCTGGCTGCGCAACCTCTGTGTGTGTACTGCGATCGGGCTGGCTTGGTTGTCGCAGCCTCGGTGGTCGACCACATTGTCGCCCACAACGGTGATCAAACCCTGTTCTGGGCACGATCCAACTGGCAATCCCTATGCAAGACCTGCCACGACAGCGTGAAACAGCGCGAAGAGGCGAAAACTCGGTCGTTTTGACCGGTTTTGGCGTGATTTGCACGGTTTTGGTGCGAAGTCAGGCGTTTTGGAGGGGGGGGTCAAAAATATGGGGCTTTTCGATCACTAGACCGCCCTCGACCGCACGTACAGATTTTTTCCCGCTCAGGATTTTTTGTTAATGGCCCTCACCCCTAAAAAACGCGCATTTGTCGATGCGGTCAGGGGAGGTGCGTCCAATAAAGATGCAGCCATAGCCGCAGGATACGCGGCTTCCAGCGCTGCGCAGGCGGGTTCGAGGCTGGCGAAAGACCCGTTCGTGATGGAGGCTTTAACAGGCTCGGCAGTTAACAAAAAAGTTAACAAATTTGTTAAAGGCAGCTCCCCAGCAGCGGCGTCATCCGCGGCACCTGTCGGCGAGCATGGCCAGGCTGAAGAACAGCCCGACGAGGCTTTCGATCTGTCGAAGGCTCTGCGCTTCTCCGACCCGAAAGACTTCCTGCTGGCAACGATGAATGACTTCGAGGCCGAGGCCAAGCTCCGGGTAGACGCAGCGAAGGCGCTGATGCCGTTCATTCATCCGCGCAAAGGGGAGAGCGGTAAAAAGGAGACGGCCAAAGACAAAGCCGCAGGCGCCGCCCAGGGCAAGTTCGGTGTACGTAAAGGCCCGCTGTCGGTGGTGAAATGATGGAGTGGTCGACGTCCTGCACAGACTGGGAGCAGCGCATCGTCGCTCGCCAAAGCCTGATTCCTTTCGAACCTCTGTTCCCGGATCAAGCAGCTGAGGCTCTGAATGTCTTCGGCGACCTGCGCATGGTGGATGCTACCGGCAGCCCTTTGATGTGCGAGACAGTCCGGCCTTGGGTGAATGAATTCGTCGCCGCGATATTCGGCGCATACGACCCGTACAGCGGTCGTCGGATGATCAGCGAATTCATGCTGCTGATCAGCAAGAAGAACGGCAAGTCGACCATTGCCGCCGGCATTATGCTGACTGCTCTGGTACTGAACTGGCGCACCTCTGGCGAGTTCATCATCCTGGCGCCGACCAAGGAGATTGCCGACAACTCCTACATCCCTATACGGGACATGGTGAAGGCCGACGAAGAGCTATCGGCCTTGCTCAAGGTGCAGGATCACTTGCGCACCGTTACGCACATGCAGACCGGCGCGACCCTCAAGGTGGTGGCAGCCGACAGCGAGACGGTATCGGGTAAGAAAGCCATCGGCGTATTCATCGACGAATTATGGGTCTTCGGCAAGCGAGCCAATGCCGAGGCCATGCTGCGCGAGGCTACTGGCGGCTTGGCCTCAAGGCCTGAGGGCTTCATTATCTGGGCTACGACCCAGTCCGATGCACCGCCTGCTGGCGTGTTCCGGCAGAAGCTGCTTTACGCACGCCAGGTGCGCGACGGTCTCATAGTCGATAAGTCGTTCTTGCCGGTGCTCTACGAATTCCCGAAACACATGATCGACGCGGGCGACCACCGCGACGTCAAACACGCGTATATCACCAACCCGAATCTGGGGCTGTCGGTAGACGAGCCGTTCATTGAACGCGGCTTCACCCAGGCGCAGATCGACGGCGAAGAGTCGTTCCGTGGTTTTCTCGCCAAACACTTGAACGTCGAGATCGGTTTGGCGCTGCGCTCTGATCGATGGGCCGGTGCTGAGTTTTGGGAAGTGCAGGCCAAGCTCCCCGGCCTGACGCTGGACGATCTGATCGAGCGCTGCGAAGTGATCGATATCGGCATCGACGGCGGCGGTCTGGACGACCTGCTTGGGTTTGCGGCAATTGGGCGTGACAAGCACACGCGCCAGTGGCTTTTGTGGACGCATGCCTGGGCTCACCCGTCAGTGCTTGAGCGCCGTAAGGGCGAGGCGCCACGGCTTCATGACTTCGCCAAAGAGTGCCATCTAACCATGGTTCAAGTCATTGGCGATGACCTCGAGGAAGTCGCGGACCTGGCTGCCCGCGTCGAGAAGGCCGGGTTGCTGGATCAGGTCGGCGTCGACCCGGCTGGCATTGGTGGTGTGCTTGATGCGCTGGTCGCCGCTGGCGTACCGCAGGACAAGATCATCGGTATCTCTCAGGGCTGGAAGCTGGGCGGCGCGATCAAGACTACCGAGCGCAAGCTGGCTGAGGGCGGGCTGATCCACGGCGGCCAACCCATGATGGCCTGGTGCTGCGGTAATGCCAGGGTCGAGCCGCGTGGCAACTCGATCCTCATCACCAAGCAGGCTTCGGGCTCGGCCAAGATTGACCCGCTGATGGCCACCTTCAACGCGGTATCCCTTATGTCACTCAACCCCGAAAGCAAAGGCGGGATGGATGACTACTTGAATAATGGTTTCTTCGGACTTGTAGGCTGACTATGTCATTTCGTTGGTACAACCCACTGACGTGGCGTTTCTTTGGCTACACCGATCCGTTGACCGGTGACTACGTCGAAGTCGATCTTGAGATAGGCGGTAAGCGCACGAAGGCTGGCGTACGCATCACGTCCAAAAACGCGCTGAGCATCGGCATTGTCTGGTCTTGCGTGAAGATTCTGTGCGAATCGGTGTCCGGGTTGCCGCTCAAACTGTATGACGACCAGGACGGCAAGCGTGTGTTGGTCCCGTACAAGGACCGGGCAGCAAGGGTGCTGCGTAAGCCCAATCCCTACATGACGCGGCTGAACTTCCTGAAAGCGGCCGTCGTGAACATGGCGTTGCGGGGGAACAGCTACAACCTGATCGAGCGCGCGGCGAACGGCGATCCGATAGCGTTTCTGCCAGTGCCGTTTGACTCGGTTGAGGTCAATACAGACGGCGACCTGATTTATTTCGTGACTCTGGCTGGCGAGCGGTTTCCGGTGTCTCCCGAGAACATGCTGCATTTCAAGTTGTTCAGCATCGACGGCATCGTTGGGCTTTCCCCTATCGAGTACCAAGCCGAAACGATGGGGCTGGCCAAGGCCGCGCAGGACTGGTCGGCGCACTTCATGCGCAAGGGCGGATTCACTGGCGGTTATGTGATCTACGAGCAGTTCCTGACCAAGGAACAGCAGGCGCAGGTCATGGAGAAATTCCCCGATGTTCGTAAAGGTGACGCCGCTGACATCGGCAAGATGGCGATTTTGCAGGGCAACCCCAAGATCATACCGGCAGGCCTCAGTCAGAAGGACAGCCAGTTCATTGAGTCTCAGCAGTTTCAGGAAGAGGCGCTGGCAGGTGTGTGGGGCGTTCCGCTCTATCTGGCTAACCGGGCCGGTAAAACCTCAATCATGGGTTCGAATCTGGAGCAGCAAACCAGCGGCTTCGTAACCTTCGGCCTCAAGCCGTATCTCGACGCTATCGAGGACGAGCTCAACGACAAGCTGTTTGCAGGCACGACTCGCTTTGTCGAGTTCATCGTGGAGGGCCTGCTGCGCGCTGACAGCGCTGGTCGATCGGCTTACTACACAGCGGCCCTTGGTGGCTCCGGCGGCTCTGGCTGGATGGCTATCAACGAAGTCCGCGAAAAAGAAAACCTGCCCCCGCTATTGGGCGATCAATACAACCAGGTCACCCGATGGGAGATGCAGACCAATGCTGACAAAAATTGAAGTTCCCTTCGAGGTAAAGGCCGTTGATGACGCCGGTAACTTCGAAGGTTATGCCTCGGTGTTCAACAACGTTGATCTGGGCGATGACGTGATTCTGCCGGGCGCTTTCACCAAGGTGAAGGCAACGCGGGGAGGGCGCTTGAAGCTGGCGCTGTTTCACGACCTGACTCGCCTGGTTGGGTCTGCCGAGTTCACCCAGGACGCCCACGGCCTGTTCCTGAAAGGCAGGATCAACCTTGCCGTCAGCTATGCCCGTGATGCCTACGAGCTGATGAAGGAGGGCACGCTGGACAGCATGTCCATTGGCTTCAACACGCTGCTGTCGAGTTACGAAGAGCGTGCAGGCCGCCAGATTCGCATCATCAAGGAGGCTGAGCTGTGGGAAGCCTCAATCGTTCCGTTCGGCATGAATCCCGAGGCGACCATTACCGACGTGAAGTCGGATATCAGACTTTTTGAAAAGGCCCTGCGTGAACGTATGGGCCTTTCGCAAAAGGAGGCGGCTGCGGTCGCCTCGCTCGGCTATACCGCCGTCCACCGTGATGGTGGTGCAGCGGACACGGTGATCGTGGATGAGCTGAAAGCAATCTCCCAACTGTTCAATACCCAATTTGGAGTTCAGCCATGACCGCTGACGTTAAAGAAATTCGCGAATCCCTCGAAAAGCAACTCAAAGAGGGCTTCGGTAACCTGCAAGTGAAGTACGACGCCGTTTCTGGCGAGCTGGAAAAAGGCAACGCTGTGGCTGGAGATCTGAAAAAGCAGATCGAAAACCAGAAAGGTGAGCTGGAGCGCATCATCGAGCAGGTGCAAATTATCGAAGAGAAGGGCATCAAGCTGCGTGGCCAGGGCGGCGACAAGAAAGGCTTTATCGACTTCGTCAAAGGCAATGACGATTTCAAGGCCATGAGCTCGCGAAAGCAGGATAAGGCTGAAATCGAGATCACCAAGTCCGACATGGCGTCGATGACTGAAATGAAAGTCACCAGCTCCGGCCTGGTGGTCCCTCAGTACGATCCGATTATCCAGGACGTGCCCCGCCAGAACCTGCTGATTCGCGACCTGATCCCGAGCACTCCAGTAGACGGAAATTCTTACAGCTACTTCGTCGAGAACGTCCACACCCGGGGCGCTGGCATGGTTGCTGAAGGCGGTGTGAAGCCCACCAGCAACGTGACGTTCACCCAAAAGACCGACACCATCAAGAAGATGGCGGTTTGGATGCCGATCACCGACGAAGCGCTGGACGATGTGCCGCAGCTGTATTCCTACATTCAGGAACTGCTGCGCTACGACCTGAAGCTGGAAGAAGAAGGGCAGATCCTCAAAGGCGACGGTCAAGACAACAATCTCAACGGCGTCATGACCCAGGCAAGAGCATTTGACGCTGCTCTGTCCAAGACTGGCGACACGGCAATCGACACCGTGCGCCGCGCGATCTACCAAGTCCGCAAGCAATCCAAGCGCGCCGCAGATGCCGTGGTCATGACCGACCTCGACTGGATGAACATCGAGCTGCAGAAGGATGCGGAAAACCGCTACCTGTTCGCCAACCTGCAAGGCCTGGTCACTCCAATCCTTTGGGGGCGTCCGGTAGTTGCTTCGGACAGCATGGACGAGGGCGATGGCGACACCACAGGTGGCGAGTTCCTGACCGGCTCGTTCGCCCAGGGCGCGCGCATCTATGACCGCATGGCGTTCACCGTGAAGGTCGGCATGATCAATGACGACTTCGTACGCAACCAACGCGTCGTGCTCGTAGAAGAGCGTCTTGGCTTGGCGGTCCGCCGTCCATATGCCTTCGTCAAAGGTCGCTTCGCGGCCAAGTAAGCAGCACTTCATTCACAAGGGCCTGACGGCCCTTTTTTTATGGATAACGAATATGAAAATTCGAGCGCTGTGGGGCTTTAAGGGCATCCAGGCAGAGTTGAAAAACGCCACGGGCCAGGCCCGCGCTGGCGAAGAGTTCGACGTTAGCGATGAATACGGGCACACCCTGGTAGGCAAAGGTTTGGCTACGGAGGTTGACGGCAAAACCGCTCCCAAGGCCACCAAGCAGGCCAAGCCCGAAGAGAACAAGTAAATGATCGACCTGGCACGCGTGAAGCTGCACCTCAAGGTGGACGGTGAAGAGGAAGACACGCTCATTGCTGGCTACTTCGAGGCGGCCAAGTCTCACGTCGCCATGCACTGTGACCGGGAGCTGGTCGAGGGAAATCCGGCCGGACCAGAGCAGATGGGTTTTACCCCGGACGTCGTGCAGGCCGTATTGCTGATGGTCGGTCACTGGTATGCAAACCGCGAAGCCGTCGTTATTGGAGGCGCGCCTGCTGAGGTGCCGCTGGCGGTAGACCGCCTGCTTTGGTACAGGAAGCGATTCTGATGAGAGCAGGCTCAATGCGACACCGCCCTACGCTCTACAAGCCTGCGCGGGTCAAGAATCGAACCGGTGGTTTTGACGACACCTGGATAGAGTCCGGCCAGCTTTGGGCCGAGTTCACGCTGCCTACCGGCCGTATCGAGGCCGTTGCTGAAAAGCTTTCTGCGGTGGTTACCGCAGAAGTCCGGGTCAGGCCACGGCCAGACCTGATTGCAGGCTGCCGCCTGGTGAACAGAGGCATCACCTATCTGATTGTGGCTGCACTGCCAGACAACGAGCTTTCAATGCTCCGTCTGCTCTGCACCAATGTCCCCAACCCTTGAGGAAATCCCATGAACGTTAGAGCACTTGCCACCATCTCCGGCGCCGTAGGCGAGCGGACTGCCGGCGACGAATTCACCGTGGACGCTGCTACGGCAAAGTCCCTGATTGATCGCGGCCTGGTCGAAGAGGTCAAGAGCACCTCGGCGCCGAAAGTCGACAAGGCAAACGAGTAAACCATGGCTCGCCGTTCCCGTATGTCCGGTGACTTCAAGCTACGCCGGACGCTGCGCAACATTCATCAGAACGTGGATAACGAGCTGCGCCCGGCCATGCAGGAGGCCGCCAACAAGATCCTGGCCACCATGAAGTCGACCATCCCTCGGGATACTGGCGAAGCGGCTGGCGCCCTGAAGGCGTTTGTCTCCAAAAGTGGCTTGGATGCGCAGATCGGCATTCGTGGCAAAAAGGACAACCGTCGATTCTTCTACCTGCGGTTTCTTGAATATGGCACCAAGGGCTACGACGGGAAAAAGCGCGCGGGCAACCGTAGTCGCTCGGTCAAGAATAAGTCGGACGGCTCCACGTTTTTCGGCAAGTACCCGAGCATACCTGCGCTGCCGGCTCATCCGTGGTTGCGGCCTTCGCTGGACGTGAACCGGGAGGTGGTGATGGCAGACATCCGCGCCGCCGTGAATCGAACGCTGAAGAAGGCCAGCCAGGGAGGAAACGATGGCTGATCCGTCCGTTGCCCTGCAGGTCGCACTTTTCGAGCGGCTACAGGCCGAGGTGTCATGCCCCGTTTACGATGGTGCACCGCTGGACACGCCTATGCCGTATGTCTCCATCGACCGCGAAATCTCGACCAACACCAGTCCTATCGCCGGGCGCAAGCGTCAGCAACGCCTGCTCTACCTTACCGTCTGGTCGGATGCTCACGGCCAGGCCGAGGTCAAGCGCATCAACGCTGAGGTAACCGCCGCGCTGGATGAGCGCCCCCTGCCGCTGGAAGTTGGCAGGGCAGTGTCTGTCCGCGTAGAGCGCGCGGATTCACAGCGTGATGCAGACGGCGTCACGTACATGGGCGCTATCACGGTCCGCGTCATCACCACTTACTGATTCAACATCTGCCGCCACGCGGCTTTATCCAATGTGCCTTTTGGAGGATTTTCCATGGCCGACAATCTGAATACCGCTGCAGGGTGCCGACTTAGCCTCGGCACCAAAACCGGCGCCGATACCGAAGCCGATTACAAACAGGACGTTTACGTCGAGGTCGGCGAAATCGAGGACCTGGGCGAATTTGGCGATACCTTCAGTTCGGTGACCTTCACGTCGCTGAAGGATGGCCGCGTGCGCAAGTACAAGGGCACTGCTGACGCTGGCGACATGACGCTGACTGTCGGCCTGGACAACGGCGACGCGGGTCAAAAGGCCGTGAAGGTTGCCCACAAGGACCGCTCCAAGGGCGATTACAACATCAAGGTCACGCTGAACGACGGTGACGCGACAGCAACGCCTGCCGTGCTGCCGACCACCTTCTACTTCCGCGTGAAGGTGATGAACAACACCGTTGCGCCTGGCGCAGCTGACAACGTTGTGCGCCGCAACATCACCATGGGCATCAACTCCGATGTCATCGAAATTGCTGCCGGCCCTGCCGCCTGATCGGGTGAACCATGAGCAAGACATTGCACGGCAACATCGATCTTGTCATTGGCGGGACCACCTATCAATTGCGGCCAACCCTGGCTGCCGTCCGTTCTATCGAGGCGCGTTTCGGCGGACTCCGAGGCGCAGCCAGCGCGCTGCATCAGGTCAGCGTGGACGGCGCCGCGCTGATCATCGCTGCCGGTGCCAATCTGACTGAAAAGCAGACGGAAGGCCTGGCAGAGGCGGTATGGCAGGCGGGCGTAGCAGACATGACCCCGCAGCTGAACGATTACCTGGGAGCCCTTTACAACCCGCGCGGTGGCGAGCCGGGAAAGGAGCAGCCGACGGGGTCAGCGCCGTAGAGGCGGGGAGCTACGTTGATCGGCTTTACGCGGTGGCCACCGGCTGGCTCGGTTGGTCACCGCAAGTGGCTTGGCATACCTCGCTGCCTGAACTGTTCCTCGCGATGGATGCGAAGATCGAGTGGGCACGCATGACCAGCCCGTTCCCCAGCAGCACCCAGTCCAGCCCCCAATCCAAACCCAAACCGACGACTGTCGCGCAGAAGCTGCGCATGGCGCTCACCGGCAAGGGCAGCGCATAACTTTTTTTCGGAGTTCTACACGTGGCCGATACCGACGTCCAAGGCATGCTGGTCCGCATCGAAGCCACCACGGCGCAGCTGCGGCAGGAACTGACACGCTCGGAAGGCTCGGTGTCGAGCACAGCTCATAACATCGATCAAAGCCTGGGACGGATCGACAACGCTTTCGACCGAGTGAACGCCAGCGCCCAGACGATGGGCCGCGCGGTCACATCAGCATTCGATCAGATCGGCGCCGGCAACCTCGCCGCTGCAGGTTCGATCGCCGGGTTGGTAGCGCTGACGACCAGCACCATTGATTACGCGAAAGAGGTCAAGAACCTTTCCGCGCTATCGAACACCACGGTCGAAGACTTCCAGCGCATGGCCTTTGGTGCAAAAACTGTCGGCGTTGAGCAGGACAAACTGGGCGACATCCTAAAAGACACCAACGACCGCGTCGGCGAATTCCTGCAGCGCGGCGGCGGCGAGATGTCTGATTTCTTCAAAGAAATCGCGCCGAAGATCGGGGTAACTGCTGGCCAGTTCGCCAATCTGTCCGGGCCACAGGCCTTGCAGCTCTACTACACCTCGCTCGAAAAGGCCGGTCTGAATCAGCAGCAGATGACGACCTACATGGAGGCGATGGCCGACGAAACCACGGCATTGATTCCACTGCTGCGCAATAACGGCAAAGGGTTCAAGGAGTGGGGTGATCAGGCCGATCGTGCGGGCTCGGTTATCTCAGAGTTTAACGTCAACCGCCTCGTCGCTGCGGGGCAAGCTATTTCCGGTTTGAAAGCAACCTTCTCCGGGGCGGCCAACCAAATCACCATCGGCCTGCTGCCAGGTATCGAGAGCATCACCAAGTCTCTACAGGGCCTGAGCGACAACGGCGGCGCTCAGCGCCTGGGCGAGACGATCAGTTTTCTGGCCGAGAACGTGGATGTACTGGTCGCAGCGCTGGGCGGCAAGATGGCGGCCGCTTTTGCCAAGTTCGCCATTGATGCGGTGGCATCGTCTGCCGCGGCTACAAAGGCGACACTGACCAACATCGCCACCACCAAGGCCTCGGCTATCGCCAAGGCCGAGGAAACGGCGGCGTCGGCAGCGTCTTCTGCGGCCAAGCTACGTGAATCAGTCGCGGCATACTCGACAGCTCAGGCGTTGGAAGCGGAGACAATCGCGCGTCTCGCCCAGGTGCAAGCTGCGCGCCAGGCTCTCGCCTATCAGGCCAGCCTGGCCGTCGGTACGGTGGAAGAGACGCGATACACCGCCGCGCTGGCCGCCATGGATGTTGAACTTGCAGCAGCCAAGACGGCCGCAGCCGCTGCCACCCAGCGCCTGGCAATCGCTACTGCGGCGTCTTCGTCTGCCATGGCGCGCGACACGGCGGCCACGGTCGCCAACGCTGCAGCCCAGGCTCAGGCCGCAGCGGCCAAGAACGTGCTGGCGCGGGCGAGCTCGTCCCTGCTGGCGCTGCTGGGTGGCCCGGCCGGGATCGCGGCGCTGGCGATCGGCGTCGGCGTGGCGTTCCTGGCCATGGGGTCCAATGCCCAGACCGCACGCACAGACGTAAACGATCTGAAACGGTCGGTCGAAGAGGTGCGCAAGGAATTCGCTCAGCTGACCCGCGACCAGCAGCAGGGCGCACTGGTGCGTGTCACCGAGCAGCAACGCGACTCGGCCAAGGAAGCCGCAGATGCATTCGAGGGCCTGCGCACGTCGATGCAGCGTGCGCTCATCGGGCCGCGCTCCAGCGAAGCCGGCGGCAAACAATTCGCTGCGTTGGCGAGCAGCATGGACGAAGCCAGGAAGGCGGGACAACCGCTTTCCGACACGATTCTCAAGGTCGGCCAACAGCTTGGCATTCCTCAGAAACAGCTGGACGGCTGGGTCAAACAGTCCGAAGCCGTCAGCACGCTCGACGTTAATACCAACCTGCTGGCGGCCCGCCAGGCGCTGTACACCAAGCAGCTCGACGGCAGCACCAAAAGTACGAAGGATAAGACCGACGTCGATATTGCCGCCGACAACGCCGGCAAGAATTATCAGCAGACCCTCGAAAAGCAGATCCATGCGCTCAAGGACAAGACGAAGCTCGAGGAAGCCGACCGGTTCATTACCGAGAACAAGATTGATCCGCAGGGCGCGCTCGCTAAGCAGATCCGTGACACCGCCAAGGCCTACGACGCCCAGAAGGACGCGGACAAGTCTGCGACAGAGTCGGCGCAAAAACATAAAGAGGCCCAGAATAAGCTCGAGCAGCAGCTCAAGACCGCTGCTGATGCCTACGCCAAGCTCAAGGAAAGCTTTGATCCGGTCAACGCAGCGGCGGACGAGCAGACGAAAAAAACTGAGGAACTGCGGCTGCTTTACAAGTCCGGGAAGATTTCCACGGAAGAGTACGGCAAAGGCCTGCAATGGCTGAAACAGCAGTATGACCAGACCGTGGCGTCCGCCGATGGCATGGCTGAAGCGATGAAGTACGAGGCCGACCTGCAACGTCAGCTCGCGCTCGCCAGCGCTTCTTACCAGCAGACAGCCTCAGCAGTCGGCATGGGTAGCAAGGAAGCTGAGCGGGCGCAGGCTCGTTTGTCGTTGGAACAGGACACCAACAACAAGGTACTTGCCTTGCGTGAAACTCTGGCAACGGCCACGACGGACAAGCAGCGTCAGGATCTGGAAAGACAGATCGCCTTGACTCAGCAATACGGCGCTAAGACCGCCCAAGCAATGCAGGACGGCTGGAAAAAGGTGGATCAGGCGCAAGGTGATTGGACCAACGGTGCTAAAGCTGCGTGGCAGAACTACCGGGACGACGTCGCCAATATCGCCGGACAGACCCAGTCGCTGATTTCTGACGCTTTCGACGGCGCCGAGGATGTTCTAACCGAGTTCGTCAAAACCGGAAAGCTGTCGTTCAAAAGCCTGGCTGACTCCATCGTCGATGACTTGATCCGCATCCAGGTACGCAAGGCGCTGGTCGGCGCCGTGTCATCTTTTGCCAGTAGCGGCCTGGGATCAGGTATCGCCTCGGTGTTTCAGGCTGATGGCGGTGTCTGGGATCGAGGCGTTCAGAAGTTCGCCAAGGGCGCCGCCTTCACCAACTCCATCGTCAACACCCCGACGCTTTTCGGTATGGCTGGCGGCAAGACCGGCATGGCGGGCGAGGCGGGGCCAGAGGCGATCATGCCCCTGACGCGGGCTGCCGACGGCTCGTTGGGTGTCCGCATGGTAGCCGGTGATGCAGCTGGCGGTAGTACGGCGACAACCTCGACCGCTCTGGGCAGCGTTACCCAGCACTTCACCTTCCAGGGCAACGCTGACGCCGTATCGAGAGCCGAGGTTCGGCGCGCAGCCCAGGAGGGCGCACAGGCGGCATATCAAATGGTGCTTAACGATTTCAAAACCAACGGGCCAGCCCGGCAACTGATCAACCGCTGAGTACCAGCATAAGGAGGCGTCATGGCGCACGATTGGCCTGAATCGCTTGAGCCATCGCAAACAACATGGGGTGTCACTTACAACAACCGCGCATTTACTTCCATTCTGTCGAACTCACAACAAATCCTTGGCTACCCCGGCGCGTACTGGATATGCACGATGACCTTCGGCGTGCTGTTTGATGAGGACGAGCGACAGCTCACCTCGCTGATCGGGAAGCTGCAGGGCATGTATGGGACTGTGAATATTCCCGCTATCACCCGTACCCGAGTCGACGATATCGGTGCTGCAGTAGTGGTCTCAGGTTTTTCCCAAGCCACGTTTATGACCATCGGCGGCGTCATACCCAGCGCCAAGGTGTTTTCAATGGGCGATTACATCACTGTTGGCGGTGAGATGTTCGAAGTGATAGAGGATGCCAGTTCGACAGCGGAGGGACGCGTGCAAGTTTCGCTCAACAAGCGCATCCGAAAAACGCTGACCGTGGGCGCGCACGTTGAATATCGCAACCCCTACTCGGAAATGCGCCGTTTAGACGACACCCACCAGGTGGTTCAGGATCCCTTGGTATCCAACAGCGCTTTACAATTCAGGGAGGCGTTCTGATGCCCTCAGCATTTCCTTTCAGTCAGCGCGTGGTGGATATCATCGCCACTGGCAAATTCATGCCGGTGTACGCCGTGCAGCTCGACTTCGCCGACGGCATGGTTTTCGCTCATACCGGAACCGGTGAGCTGGTCGTCGACGGTATCACCTACGAAGGCGTGGGCAATTTCGGTCAGGTCAGCCAGTCGAAAGAGAGTGACAACTCAGGCTCGCCCATGTCGGTGGATCTGACCCTGAGCGGGCTGGACTCCTACATCCTTTCCGAAACCAACGTGCGCGGTTGCCGGGGCCGAATGGCCAAGGTCATCTTCGTAGTGTTCGACGAGGCTGGTAACTACGCCGCCGACATTCTGTTTTCCGGCCGCATGGACGCCGCCAAATTCTCGTTCGCAGGGAATGGCCAGGAAGGCAACACAATCACCGTCCCGGTCATCGACCGCATGGCCGAATGGAGCCGAACCGGCACCGAGCGCTGGACGGACGAAAACCACCGCGCCCGGCACCAGGGCGACCGGTTCTTCTACGCAATCGCGCAAATGTCCGAATGGCCCATCTATTGGGGGTCTGCCAAGGATGCGCCGACCTTCACCTACGGAAATTAGCTATGCGCCATCGAGACTGGACTACGCGTCTGAACGACGTGATCAAGGCTGCCCAAGGGCGGCCTTTTTCGTGGGGAGAATTTGACTGTTGCCTGTTCGCCGCCGACTGCTCGAGCGCCGTGTGCGGTGTCGATCCTGCAGAGCAATACCGAGGCACCTACAAGACCGAGGCTGGAGCCAAGCGCGCGCTGAAGAAACGTCACGGCAGCCTGGAAGCTGCATGGGATGCCTGCTTTGCAAGGGTTGCCGTTCCGTTTATCCAGCGCGGCGATGTCGTGATGTACGAAGCACCAGCAGGACGCAGCATGGCCGTGTTCTGGGCGGGTGATTACTGGGCAACGACCGATAACGGCGTTGCTCGAGTTGTGTGCGAGCCGTTGTCAGCCTGGAGGATTGAATAATGCCCAGTGGCGTTAAAAAGATTGCCCAGGTCGCCGTTGGCGCTGTGATTGGTTTCGTGCAAGGTGGCCCGGTGGGTGCTGCTATCGGCGCTGGCCTTGCCTTCTACGCGGCATCACAGCAGGAGAAGCTCAACACCAAATCCCCTTTGCGCGATAACGAGCCGTCCGCCCAGACCGTGAGGTCGTCGAAAGCGCCGATCCGATTCATCCTCGGTCGTGTGTCCACTGGCGGCGTACTGGTCTGGGCGCAGGAGCAGTCTGGCACCGCAACCGAGGGCGAGCTGCTGCACCTGGTCTACGTGCTGTGCGAGGGCGCGGTAGACGGGATTGAAAATATCTACCTTGGCGAAGAGGAAATCAGCACATACGGCGAGTTCGCCAGCTATGAACTGATCGTCAATCCGACAGAAGTTAACCCGTATTTGAAGGCCAACTGTCCCGACTGGAAAGATAGCCAGATCGGGCGTGGCCTATCGTTCCTGCGAATCACTCTGAAGTACAGCGCTGAGAAATTCCCGTCGGGAATTCCCGAAATGCGTGCTGTAGTTCGAGGCCGAAACGACATTTACGACCCGCGCACCGGCAACAACATCTACACCACCAACACCGCGCTGCACATCCTCTGGTTCCTGCGTAACCGTTGCAACGTCCCGGACGACGAGATCATTTTTGAGACCTTCGCGAGTGCGGCAAACGTCTGCGATGAAACACTGACGAATGCCGATGGCTCAGTCAGCCAGCGCTATCGTACCTCCTGCGTGATCGGTGCCGACGAGCAGCGCCCGGGCGTGTTGCAGAAGCTGGAAGCTTCATGCGCAGGTAATCTGATTCGTGTAGGCGGGCGCTGGATGCTGCAGGTTGGAGCCTATTACGGCCCCTATGACTTCGAGATCACCGAAGACATGATCATCGGCACGGTGTCCGGCAGTACTGAGTCGACAAACGATTCCGCCATAAACACGGTGCGCGGCACATTCATCGATCCTGAGCAGTCGTGGACCGAGACGGACTACCCCGAGGTCAGTGTTTCCAAATGGATTCTTGAGGACGGCGGCGAGGCTGCTGAAACGATGTCTTTCTCGTATGTGCCCGACGCCTATCAGCCTCAGCGCCTGGCGAACATATCGTTACGCAAGCGTCGGGCAGGCGGTGCAATTAGCCTGCCGATGAACTTCTCAGGATACAACTGCCGGCCCGGCCGCGTAGTCCTCGTCAACCTGCCATCGCTGAACATCTTTGGCGAGTTCATCGTCTCTGACTGGTCGATGGGTGACAACGAAGGCTGCACAGTCCAGGTCAAGCAATACGAGGCGGCGATCTTTGATGACGCCGTCGGCCAGCCTTACAACCCGCTGGGCTTCATCAACCTGCCAAGCGGCGGGCTTGGGTCGCCCTCCGGGCTTGCGTGGGCGGCTGGCGATGTTGCTGAGGTGGTGCAGGGCGTGCTGTCGTGGGTCCCACCGCAGGGCATCGTCACCTCCTATGTAGTCACGGTTCGCCAGGGCGCAAATGCCGTGCAGTCGCGCTCTGTACCTGCCACTGCCAACACGCTGGCTATCAACGGTCTGCCGTCGGGTGCGTACACAATGAGTGTGGCTGCTCTGGGGCCTATGGCCAGGTCCGGCGAGGCGACGATATCGGTGAGCATTCAGGGGCCGCCAATCCCGGAATCGTGCGTAGTGCAGTCCTCGCTCGACAGTATCGTGCTGATTCCTCAAAACCCGAATCACGCGCTGAACGGCGGCACCTACGAGTATTTTTTCAGCACCAATCCGAAGGCCACATCAGGCACGGCCGAGTATCTTGGGCAGGGCTTGTCGTTCACTCACAACGGCCTGGCGTTTTACACCAACTATTACTATTTCATCCGATCGTCCAATGCATACGGGAAGAGTGCTTTCCTCTATGTGCCAGCTTCAACGTCGAACGACGTGTCGGCTTACCTGGCGGCTCTAGCCGGGAAGATCACCGAAACCGAACTCGGCCAGAAGGTGCTGGAAAAAATCGAGCTGATCGAGCAACTGCAAGATCAGATCAACGCGCTGGACGGGCTCAAGGCCTACGACCCAGACCAGACCTATGAAAAAGGTCAGATGGTCGTGGACGATGGCCGGATTTACCAGGCTGAACGGGCAGTGCCCAAAGGAGCGCCGCCACCGAACGCCGTGTACTGGGAGGACGTGGGCACCCTCCTGGAAACGGCAAACGGCCTGGCCGCTCAGGTCCAAACCCACACCACCGAAATAAACGAGCTGAACGGTGTTGTGACCGCCCAGGCATCGAGCATGCAGGCGCTGAGAGCGGCGTACCGCGAGGATGACGGGGAGGGCGAACTCGCCGATGCTCTGAAGGGCTACAACAGCGCAGCGAGCATCGTGCAGGAGCAGATGACAAGGGCGACGCAGAACGAGGCGATGGCCCGCACCGTTACTCAACTGAGCGCCACTGTTGGGACGAACAGTGCTCAGGTCACGGATCTGCGTGAAGTAGTCAGCACCAATCAGGCGTCCACCTCGACCTCTCTGCAGCAGTTGTCGGCCTCGGTGGCGTCTGCCAACAACGCCTCGGCCCAAAACGCGGCAGCGATTCAGCAAACCGCTACCGCCTATGCGGACACAGCCGGGAAGCTGACCACGATGTGGTCGGTGAAGATGCAGCTCACCCAAGATGGCCGCTACGTCGCAGCGGGTATAGGGCTTGGTATCGAGAACACGGCGGCAGGCCTGCAAAGCCAGTTTCTCGTAAGCGCTGACAGGTTCGCGATCATAGGGACCATGGCGGGGGGTGGAACGTACACACCTTTCGTTGTGCAGGGCGGGCAAGTCTTCGTAAATCAGGCGTTCATCCAGGATGCCTCTATTGGTGTTGCCAAGCTAACGCAGAGTCTTCAGTCCAGCAATTACATCGCAGGCCAACAAGGCTTGAAGATTAACTTCGTGACCGGTGAGTTTGAGTTCAACAGTGCAACTGGTGACGGTGGCCGACAAACCATCAATAACGCAGGCGGGAAGGTTTATGACGAAAACCAGACTAAGCGTTATCAGTGGGGAAATCTGAAAGCATGAGTTTCGGTGCCAGAGTCTGGGACGAAAACGGGAACTTGGTCATGGACACGACCACGTTCACTTATCAAGTTATTTGGCAGGGAGTGATTGATTTCAACAATACGTCCGGATCAACCGCAAAAGTCATAACGTTGAGTATTCCGGGGTTTGATCCGGCCAACTGCGTCTTTATGGTCATTCCAAACAGATCGCAGGATATCCAGTCTGCCGAAGGCGACGCACTCGGAAACATCAAGTCCTACCCCTACGTGACGACAGCAGCTGGCCAGGTAATTCTAAGGTCGGCTAACCCGTCTGCGAATCTCGGCAACACCAACCAGACGCGTATTGTCGCTCGAGGCTTCGCAGTGAGGTTCAAAACATGAGTTTTGGTGTCATCAGCATCAACGACAGCTCTTTCGTGCAGATTGATGCGGAAACGCCTCGGCTTTGCTTGCTCACGAGGGGTAGTTATTCAGGAACCACAAACGCGAATGTCACATTTTCGCGCGCAGTTACAAGTGCAGATCCGCCGTTAGTGTTCATAAGGCCTGATCAAAACGGCATTGTTCAGGTGCCTATATCGGTGTGGTTCACCGGCGGCCCGGGCAACTGGACAGGCTTCGCAATGAAGGCATCAAACGTCCAGAGCACGTTGAGCGGTCAGTACTTCATCGCAGCATGGGCTTCCATGGGAACTGCATCTTTCGGAATGCGTATCTGGGGACTTGGCGGCGAGCTTGTATATGACAGCGGGGCGCCACCAGTTGTTGTCACATTTGCCGCAGGTAACTGGACATACGTAGGCAGTGAGCAATTGAGCGTTGGCCAGCGCTATAGGTGGAGCATCGACAAAGCGTTGGGAGTAGGTGAGTTCATATCCATAAACTCGTTTGCGTTTCACTGCCATAACGGCGCGAACGGTGGTGGCTGCGCTATCGGCGTGGATTACGCGAACTCGAAGATCATGCTTTACAGCCTTGCAACCACCGCATGGACAGACCAGGGGCACCGCCCGTTCCTCTGCGCAAAACTTACCGCCTGAGTCAGGGCGTTCAAATTAGGAGCTTTCAATGCCTTGGTATAAGTCGGGGACGGTTTCCGTCACCCAAAATTCGAACGCGGTCATCGGCAGCAATACCGCATTCATCGCGAACAGCCGGGTAGGTGATGGCTTTCGCGGGCCTGATGGTGGCTGGTATGAGGTGACCAACATCGCCAGCAATACCGCGATGTCGATCGCGCCGAACTATCAGGGAGTCACCAACAACGCGGGCGGGTACGCGCTTGCTCCGATGCAGGGTTACGTCAAGGATTCTGCTGATGCGCTTCGGGCGCTGGTCAATCAGTTCGGCTCTACCCTTGCGGTGTTGGGCACTTCTGGTACGCGCGAAGGTGTGCGCGCAGCACTTGCTGCCGCCGCCAGCGGGAACAACAGCGACATCCTCTCCCTGTCGGGTCTGACAACGGCGCTGACGATTGAGCAGGGTGGGACCGGCAAGAAGAGTGCTGGCGAGGCCATCCAGGCATTGGGCGGTGTGCGCTTGGGGGCGGCTAATTCTTCCGTTGGGACAAGTCTTTTTTCGGGAGCTCCGCCCGGCATAGCCTCAATAGGCCCCACTAACAATAACGGTAACACGGCGCTACGAATAGGTAATGGCAACAACAATAGCGCATCCGCGGTAATGACATTTATTCGAGATGGGGCGTTTGGTCTTCACCTTGGAATTGATACCGACAACAAATTCAAGATCGGTGGGTTTTCAATGGGTGAGGTAGCACGGACCTTATACCACGAGGGTAACGCAGTAGGGACCGTTTCACAGTCGGGAGGCATGCCCACGGGGGCGATAATAGAAACTGGAAATTTGAATGGGGGGACGTTCACGAAGTATTTAGACGGCACGATGATTTGCCGAGGGATATCGCCAGCCCCAGTGGCGGCTAGCCAGGGCGGTGGACCGATCTTCTACTCAGGCGGCGTTTCTTTCGTATTTCCTGCGCCATTTGCTGCTGTTCCGGCAGTGACGATGCAGGCCATGACCTCTAATGGTTACTTTTGTTGGGGGGCATCCGATGGTAGTGCCACTACTACGGGCGTCATCGGTCGAGTTGTTTCCCCGTCGAGTACCGCTTCTTCGTACCTTTGTTATATAGCCGTTGGCAGGTGGTTCTAATGATTATCAAAATAGCTCCCCAGCGACGGGATGATGCATTTGTTGTAGAAAAAAACGGCATGGTATTGAAGATTAATGGAGATACTTTCGACTTTTCGCCAATTCAAGAAGGGGGTACGTTGCCGAAGTCCGCTATTGCATGTGAATGGATATGGGATGACGTTAATTTTGATGGCGGACAACTTGTCGTATGCCTGATTTTACCTGTTCCCGCAAATTACAGCCCCGAGCAAGCTTATCCCGCAGACCTAACTGATGTGCCTGATGGCATCATCCAGTTTCCGAAAGCACTGCCTCTGATCGAAACGCCTTAAAGGACCTGAACATATGTCCAACATTGACTGGGCGCAATTAATTACCAAAGAAATGAAAGACGCAGCGGCCGAAGCCCGATCCCTAGCCAAGGCGAAGAGTGACCTCATCGAGCGCAGCAGTGCTGCTGCTCAACAGATCGCCCGCATTCAGGACCGCATTGAAACGCTGGGCTATGGGATTGAGGCCGGAGATGCAACCGAAGAAGAAGAGACGGAAGCGACTGCACTCGCGCCCGTTCTCAAGGCCTGGAAGGCTTACAAGTTCGCCCTGGGAAAGGTAACCGCCCAACCTACGTGGCATAACGCCCCGGTCTGGCCGGTCGTGCCTGCTATTCCAGAGATCGCCGCTGCGCCCATGCTTGTGGAAGAACCACTGGCCTGACGTGCACGCACCATCGAATCCCGCCATCGAGCGGGTATTTTTTTGCCTGGAGAAAACCGAATGTCCATCACGGCACAGCAGCTGCTGCAGATCCTCCCGAACGCCGGCCAGAGAGCCGGCGTTTTTGCACCCGTCCTCAACACAGCGATGAGCAAGTACCAGATCGTGACCCCGCTGCGCATCGCGGCGTTCATCGCCCAGGTCGGCCATGAGTCCGGTCAGCTGCGCTACGTCCGCGAGATTTGGGGGCCGACTACGCAGCAGTTGGGGTACGAGGGTTGCAAGGACCTTGGCAACACCGTTGCGGGTGACGGCTCGAAATACCGTGGTCGTGGCCTGATCCAGGTGACGGGCAGAGCCAATTACGAAGAGTGCGGCGAAGCCCTCGGCCTTGACCTGATCGACCACCCCGAATTGCTCGAGCTACCGCAGCACGCCGCGATGTCGGCGGCGTGGTTCTGGCATCGGGCAGCGCTCAATACGCTGGCCGACAAGGGTGACTTCCTGGCCATCACCAAGAGCATCAACGGCGGCACGAACGGGCTTGCTGATCGGCAGGCGCTGTACGCCCGAGCGCTTGAGGTGCTGGCGTGAAGCCCCTGCCGTGGAAGCCGGTCGGCCTGCTGCTGATCCTGCTGGCGCTGGCGGGTGCGTTGTACGGGGCATACCTGCACGGCGTGACCGTCACCGATCTGGCCTGGAAAGCGAAGTGGGCCGAGGACGTCAGCACTCAAACCGAAGCGGTGGCCACCACGACCACCGAGTACCGAACCGAAGAGCAACGCCGCCAGAAAGCGGCCAACCAGGTGGCAAACGATGCAAGACAAGAACAGACCGCTGCGCTTACCGATGCTGCTTTCGCTGACGCTGCTGGCGACCGGCTGCGCGTCGAAGCCGGAAAACTGGCAGCCGCCACCAGTTGCGCCCCCGGCGATACCGGCGCTGCCGAACGAGGCAAGGCAGCCACCCGCGCCGCCATGGTGCTCTCCGACCTGCTCGGCCGTGCTGACGCGCGAGCGGGAGAGCTGGCAAAGGCTTATGACCAATCCCGAATAGCCGGCCTGGCGTGTAACCGCTTTGTCGATGAGCTATCCAACACCACCAATTCAGCCAGGCCGTAGGCCGCCGGGGAAGCACTGTGCAGACAGCAACGAAGCAAGAAACCTACGACCGCACGATGAAAGTGACGTTGGCAGTGAAGGCGAACGGCGGGGCCGTGACGGTCCAGATCCAGGCCGGTGACAACTGGATCATCACCGACACGTTCTGGAGCGACGGTGCCTATCAGCTGAGCATTCCGCCAGCGGCGATCCGCTACGTCCCAGCTGGTGGCGCTGAGTTTGAGGTATACGCATGAGCCTTCTGGTCAGCCCGATCCCACGCCGCCAACCTATCCGGCGTGGCCTAGGCCTGCTCGGAGACAGCTTCTCAGGCAATTGCCATACCATCGCCGCGACGGCATTCGGTACCGAGGCCTATGGCTACGCTGCCTGGATCGCGGCGCGCACCGGCCTGTTCCCGAGCTACGTCGACAACCAGGGCAAGCTCGGCGACCACACCGGGCAGTTTCTGGCCAGGCTGCCGGCCTGCATTGCGTCCTCCACTGCCGACCTGTGGCTGCTGCTGTCGCGCACCAACGACAGCACCACGGCAGGTATGAGCCTGGCCGACACGAAAGCCAATGTGATGAAGATCGTCACCGCGTTCCTGAACACGCCCGGCAAGTACCTGATCGTCGGCACCGGTACGCCGCGCTTCGGTAACAGGGCGCTGACCGGGCAGGCGCTGGCCGATGCGATCGCTTACAAAGACTGGGTGTTGAGCTACGTCAGCCAGTTCGTGCCGGTCGTGAACATCTGGGACGGCTTCACCGAGGCAATGACCGTTGAAGGCCTGCACCCGAATCTCCTGGGTGCCGAGTTCATCAGTTCGCGGGTGGTGCCGATCATCACCGCCAACTTCGAATTCCCCGGCATCCCGCTGCCCACGGACGCTGGCGACGTTTACTCGGCCGTCCGCCCGTTCGGTTGCCTCAATGCCAACCCGCTGCTGGCGGGCACTGGCGGCACGCTGCCGGCTGGCGTGAATGCTGTGGCCGGGTCGGTGCTGGCTGACGGCTACAAGGGCGTAGGCTCTGGCCTGACCGGGATCACCACGCGGTGGTACAAGGAACCTGCCGCCTATGGTGAGGCGCAGTGCATCGAGCTGCGTGGCAACATGGCTGCGGCGGGCGGCTACATCTGCATGCAACCCACGGCCAACGTGGTACAGACCAACCTGGCGGCAGGCGACGTTATCGAAATGGTGTCGGCGGCGGAAATCATGGGGTCGTCGCGCGGCATTCTGGCTTGGGAGGCTGAATTGACCCTCTCCAAGACGGTGGGCGGGGCCTCGTCCACGTTCTACTATCGGTCGATGGACAAGTACCAAGAGCCGTTCACCATGCCGGCCAGCTTTTCCGGGGAGCTGGAAACGCAGCGCGGCACGATTGACCTGACTGAAACCGTAATCACCTCGCGCATGGGCCTGTACCTGGCTGCAGGCGTGCCGCAGGACTCGACGGTCAAGGCCGCTCAGTTCGGGATTCGTAAGGTTTAAATATTTATACCGAGCATGAGGAGCGCTTTTGAACGAGCTCAGTCATTTGTGCTTCTGCTCAGCTATCCTCTGATATAAATATCATCTGGTTTTTATGCTAAAACCCTCAATAGGGATTTCTTCGGTACGATTGTAAATTGGTAAAGTGCTAAAGTTAATCTTTTCAAGAGTTTCGCAGTTCCATGCCTTGCTTTGGGCTGCGTTATACAACATGCCTAATGTCATTACAGTCTTTGCACGCCGATCTTTAGATCTGAAGAATACGAAAATGTCAGCTCCTTCTGGCTTGAAGTAACGGTAGTGGTCGTAGTTGCCGGCGTCAACGCCAAAGTGTTCGAAAAAATCTTCCATAAAGTCACTGGCGTCGTCACCGTCAAGCCCTAGGTCCCAACTGAGTCTAGTAGCGAGGCTGAGAGTCTCGAATGCTTTTCGGCCAAATCCAACATAAAAGTAGATTCTCTCTACGAGATAGTCAATTACCTCATGGTTTAGCTTGTTTCTATCCATTTTTTAAAAAAAACCTGATCTTGTTCATCTACGATAGAATTGTAGGTGTTCACCGTTATGTAGCCTGTTTTACCAAGCTCGTAGCTTTTTGTAGGATCATTGCGCAGCGGTAAGCAGGCGGCGGCGATTATGAGTTTGATCCAGTCTGCGTGGCTGAATGGCCATGATCCGTATGCGTATCTAAAAGATTTCCTCACGCGACTTCCGATGCAGCGGGCGAGTGAAATCGATCAGTTGCTGCCGCATCAGTGATATTTGGTTTAAGTACTCTGACGGTATGCCCGTATGAATACCTCAAAAGCTATAAGGCTGAAGCTCTGTAATCTGCGAAAGCAAGATTAGATGCTCTACAGCTTTTACTTTTTCAAGATGCTCAAGTGTATCCGGTCCGCCAAGCATTAATGCCGGAACAAAGCCATACATCTCATCATGACGTAAGACGCCGATCTTTTTCTTTGCAGATTCAAAAAGTCCACCATAATCGTCATTATCTTTACTTCTGGTCAGTAAGAAATTCTGTAACTGTTTATCCATGTGCTCTGATCCGAGCGCTGAGTTGAATGCTATATATCTAGATAAGATGCTGGTTATATTAAGGGAGGCACCAGTTTTTTCACCCCAAAAATATAAGTCGCCAAAAGCGCTACGGGCGATTATGTGGTAAGTATCGAGTTTTTCAAATTCAGTCCCTTCAATCCAGGACGCCGCTAGACCTTCATATTCCTGCGGATTTACTAACCAAAAGATTCCGTCGCCGTAACCGCACCAGCCGTGTTCGGCCCAATACTCCAGAAGTAAATTTGGTAGCTTGCCTTGATAGCGGTTGATACTTGATGCTGGTACTTCTTGGCGATCAATAGGGTCGCCAAGCTTTTCTATAAATCTAGCGAATACTCTGTCCATTGACGCGGCCTCACTAATTAACATTTATGTAGTTTTACATTAAGAAAGGTTGACTCTCGCATTGACTCAGGCACATTCTCAGCCTCTTTTTTTAAGTTTTTTATTTTATTTCTCCACTGCGGACCAATACTTGAATTTACCTGTTTGTCACCAAAGTCCGAAATAACGTCCTTGCCGCCAGCACTCAAGTCAGGGTTATGCAGCCCTGCAAGGTTTGACATCACTTCCTTCGTTTTTTTGATAGCCGCGTCCTCTGCATCAAGTACGTCCATAGTTTGCGAAAATTCATCTTGAAATCTTTGTTGAAGATCGGTTTGTAGTTTTTTTCGAGCCATCGTAGCAGCTGCTTTGCTACGTTTTATAGGATTAGCGATATTCTCCAAATACTCATCAACTGTCAGCCGATTCAGCCCGTCCTCTTGCCCCTTCAACTGCCGTTCGAACTCCCCAATCTTGGAAGCTGGCATCTTGTCAGCCTTGAAGCATTCGACTTCATGGAGCGGCATGGTGTTCGGCTTCCCCTTGGGAGGCTCTTTGTCTTTTCCGGACGGTCGATTCGGCGGCGCCGTGTCTTGGTGACTTAGTGCGCCTCGAGGCGGCTCTGGCGCTTTCAAATCGGGATGCTGTTTCAGGTCTTCTTCATGCCTGATCATCCATTGGCCAAGCTTTGCACCTCGCTCGCTGCCTCGCATTTCGGTTGCGAGCACCCTTGCGTTTCCACGGCCTCGCGTCAGATAAGCAACGATAGCGCTTAGCAGGAGAATCACTACGGCCTCATGGGAGCGCGCAATATCCCACGCACCTTGTTGTGCTGCCATGCCGTCGTCGGAAAAGGAACTCAACGGATTGCCGGTTCGCTCTCGAGGGCCGTTCCAAGCGGTGGAAACCCCACGAATGTAGCCCGCAGCTATCGGCTTAAGGCCTTCTGTGAAGAATTCAGCAATCGAGGCCAGCCCCAGTACTCCAAGAATCCACGTTCCCGCTTGCACTCCGACCAGTGCTCCTGCTGTTGCGCCTGGGAACGCGCCGATGCCGCCTGCAAGTAATCCGATTCCTCCGCCTATCGTGGCGCCGGTTAACGCACTGCCGATAATGATCATGGCCATGTCGACCACTGCGCTAATCATCTCATCAAGGATGCTTCGAATATCAAGGTCAGAAAAGCGCTTCAGGATGCTGTTGGCGGCCTCTTTTTCGCCCAAATCACACGCTCGGCGGACACATCTGACCCGGCGATAAATCAGATCGATACTAGGTACATTTATTGAGCTGGGTGGGCTGAGAGGATTCATGCCCGTTCCGCGTTCCGCTAGGCCGCGCTTACTAAATAGGCGTTCGGCATAAGCCTCGATATCGAGCCAACTGGGGATCCTTGTCCATAAAGGCAT